ACACCGGCCAAAGAAACACCGTCACCGCCGAGGTATGAACCGCTGAATGCGTTGTTCAACACTGAAGCAGCTTTAACTTGCTTAGTGTAAGACATTGCGCGGGCCAGAGCCTTGGTGTAGCGAGCAGACAAGCTGTCGTACAAGTTGTCTTCAACTGCTTCTTCCGTGATGGAGAAGCCCAAAGCGATAGTCTCGTGGTTGTAACGGGTAGACCATGCCTCTTGAGCATTGTCGTAGGAAATAGCAGAGCCTTCAGCCTTAACTGGGGCGGCGCTAAAGCCTGACAACTTGGTCTCTTCTTCAAATGAGCGCTCTGAAGATTCAGTTTCGTAAATCTCTTTGTGCTCTTCGCCGTAACGAGAGTACTCCATACCGAACAATGCGTTCAAGCCGGGGAGCAGCTCTTTAAGTAGTTGACTACGTGAAATTGCCATTTTTTATACTCCTTACAGGCCAACAGCGTTAGTGTAGCTGTGGGCACCGGGGTTGAACTTCACCAACACGTCAGTGTAAGCGTCGCCTGCGGGTGAGGCGAAACCGACAATACGGAAGGCGGCGGCGGTAGTTTGAACGGTAGCATCCAAAGCGCTAGTAGAGTTACCAGTCTGGGTAGAACCAGTAGAGGTGCTCTGAGCAGCAGCGAAGAAGGTGTTGGTGCCCAAAACTGTTTGTGCGCCAGAACCATCCAACTGAGCTTGGAATGTAACGTTGGGGTCAGTCACGACATAAGCCTTGACCACGCCTGTAGTACCGCTGGGGTAGTATTGGCTGTGAATCACTTGACCTTGTGCGTTGACGTACTCGCAACCAACAAACACACCAATAGCGCCGACGCCAGAGCCGCCGAGGTTGTTAGTAGTGATGTCAGCGCCAGTAGCGGTAGAGATAGCCAAATAGCCATCAGCACCGATAATTACGACTTGACCGTTGAAAATGTTGGTGGCTTCACCAGCGGGATCGATCAGAAATTGCTCTGTCGCGCCAGCGTAAGGCATGCCATCAACGCGCTTGACGGGTTTTAGACCGTAGGGGGAAGCGGTAGTTGCCATTTAAGGACTCCTAAAAATTAAGAACCAGAACCAAAAGAAACCTTTGTTTTGCGCTCTGAGAACAGAGGCATACGCGGGTCGTTTTCTCTCATGAAACTGTTATCTACTGAATCCATCTGAGACTGATTTTGGCGGGCGTAGTATTCGTTCCGTTGCTTCATGAACTCTTCGGGGATGCGGCACAATAACAATCCGCCAATCTCAACACCACCAGCAAAGCGGCCATTGGTTGACGCGTGCATCATCAGCTCGGGATAATCTTCTGCTTTGCAGGGTTCGTATCCTTCGCGAAGTTTTGAAGAAATGTTACTTGGATCATCGACACCAAGCGTGCTCAGTCGAACATACCGGTGAACCCAACCCGGACGTGGGTCTGGATGGGGCAGCGTCTCAGGTGGACGCCAAGCCTCGGGACGGGCGAACTGTGTTCGTGTATCGAGGTCACGGGGGGTACGGTCTTGTGACGCGTCGCGTGATTTAGTATCAGCCATGATTAGACTCCATTCTTCAATTTAGCAACCTGTTTCGCATAAAGTTCGATCGGCACACCGAGACGGCGGGCTACATCAACCTCAGACTTTTTCAAGCGAATGCGGTTAGGCGGGGTGCTACGCGTTGCCGGGGCAACCACTGCAGCGGGTTTTGTTGCACGGCGGGGAGTTTCCTCTTCTGCCGGTTCAGAACTTTGGGGAGGTGTTCTAGTTACCTCTTCGCTCCCGAACTGTTCGGGGAATTTTTGACGCATCGTTTTATCGATAGCCTCATAGTATTCATCACTGGCTGGATCAAAACCGCGTTCTTCTACTAATTCAGCGTGCAACCCGAGGGCGAATGCTGTCATAGAACGATTTTTACCGAACCATTTGTTTTCATTCTGCCACTCTGCGGAACGACTGTCAACTACTGGTTCAGGTTCTGCAAGAACTGGCATCTCGCGTTCTTCAACTTCTACCGGCTTCATATTAGCAGCGCGGTCTAAGTTCATCATCGCGCGAGCGATTTCTTCTTGTGCAGACACGGCTTGGTCAGCGTCACCCGCCTCAAAGGCGTCGCGGTACTTCTTGCGTGCAACGTCTAAAGCGATCTCGGCGGAACTCTTAGACTGGTCGATATATGCACGGCTACCATAGGCTAACTGCTCTTGGAGTTTCTTGTTATCCTCCAGAACCTGCTTAGCAAATGCCTCGGCTGCTTGACGCTCACGTAGCGCGGCTTCTTTAGCGCGTCGCTCGTCGTGGTACCCACGCGTGAATTTCTTCAGGCGCTTCTGTACTTTCTCGTCGTACTCAGCCAATTCATCATCGGTAACCTCCGCGGGGGGTTCGGCTGCTGCCCGTCCACGGTCTTCTTTGGGGGTATCGTCCTCGATCTCAACTTCAAAGTCGTCTTCAGTAGATGCTTCTACTTCCTTCTTCTCTTCTTGTTCATCGGGAAATACGTATTCGTCATCAAGCTCTTTTGTCATATATCAGTCCTTACGATGCACGTGTAATACCACGGGGGTCCTCAACCACAGCCTCGACCGAATCATCATTGATGATGCGGAACTCTTGGCCATGAATCTTCAAGCGGGTGCCTGAATTAGGGCGAACGATGACAAAGTCACCTTCTTTACAGCTAGGGCCGCTGGGAAAGCGCTTTTCATCCTTATAGGCATCAGGGCCGAGCTTCACAACAAACAAAGTGGGGGTTAACACCTCTTCGTAATGCTTAGCAGTATCAGCCTTAATAATGCCGCTTTCGTAGGCGTCATCCGCGTCCGGGACAACACATAGTAGGCGGTAGCCTTTGGGGTCAGGAAGTTGTTTCGCTTTTTGTTCCGGCGTCTTATCCAAAAGTTGGGATAAATCGATCGCGGATGCGTCGAACTCAGTCGTCATTAGATTGCTCCAGTCTTTGCACAAGGTCTTTCACTATGTTCTCTGCGGTAGCTAAACCTCGGATCACCCCGCAGACATGCTGGTACTCAGCATGTTCTTTAGGACGCCCGGAAAGTACGAACTCTTTATGCGACTCGCTTGCCTCGCGTAACTCTTGTAAGAGGTAGTCTGTGATTTTCCGGGGGTCCATGTATTACTCCTTAGCCTTTGTAGCGTTTGTATTGCGTGCTTGCACTGCGAGCTGGTCTTTAGCCTTGGCAACGTCTACACCAATTCGTGCGCCGTCAATCTGCTCTTTGGCACGCAGCTTCTCGCGGTCAGTTTGTATGCGGGCACCGATCTGGGCACCAGCGATACGCTCTTGAGAGGCGATACGCTCACGCTCCAGCGCCAACTTATCTGCGGCTTCAGCGGCGTCGGCGACCATCTTCTTCTCACGAAGCTCGACTTCCTTAGCCTTGATTTGCAGTTCCTGCTGTTGCATCTGAACAACAGGGTCTTGCGCTTGCTGTTGAGCTTGCTGCTGCTGGGCTTCCGCTTGGTCACGCTGTAACAGACGCTGAGACGCTTTGGCTGCGAACTGAGCCACTTGTGACGCGGTAGCGTCGTCCATGTTCTCGTTCTCTTCTTCGGTGGGCATTGGCAAGCCAAGTTCGGTTTCGACCTGTTTGCGGTACTCGAAGGCAACGTGCTCGTTTATGTGCGCCATCATCGCGGCCTGAATCTGCTGCGCCAGCGGGCTCTGACCAACAATCTGCAGAATCTTGGGGTCCTGCATCGCAGCCATGTGCACAGAGATATGCGCCTCGTGGTTCTGCTGGATGAACGCCTTGACAGGCTTGCCCATCAGGATGTTCTGATTCTCTTGGACTGGATCAACTGGCTTGAGGTCATCCTCCAACGGTACGAGCTTAGAGGCGTTCTTCACACCCAACACCTCGATCATCTGACGATGTAATAGAGGTAAGTCGTACAACTGAGGCGCCTGCTGGGCCAACTGGATCACCGCTTGATACTGGACAACCTTCTGAGCCATCGTTGCCGCGTTAGGATCGCTAACGGGCATAACCTCAGTCATGTCATAGTCGCCCTGCTTGGCCATACGGCTGCCTTCAACGGGCTCGTATGTGTAAGAGTCAGGGGTGTAGTCGCGAATAATAGCCTTTAAGAGCTTAAATTCTTGACGCATCGCGTAGTGCAAGCGGGCCTGCACAGCGGACATCACCTTCAGCGTACGCTCCAACAACGCCAGAGTCGTACCAACAGGGGCCTGACCAGACATATCGCTGATCTTCAAGTCACCGGCTGAGGCAAACGCACGGCCTTCCTGCACGATGTTCTGGAACAACGCGAACAGCACCTGTGACGGCTCTTTATATGGCAGGGGCAGGATGTTGTCGCGAATAGAGCCGCTGGACACATCGACATCACGGAACTCGCCCGGCTCGATGGGAGTGTCATCACCCTTAATACGTAGACCGCGTGACTTCAAGCCACCGGGCAGGTTAGACAGCGTGCCAGCGTCCACCAACTGACGGATCAACATAGTGGAAGACTTAGCGTACCCACCGATCAGGTGGATCAGGCCATAGCCGTAGAACCCAAACCCGGGAATATATTGGTAGTGTACGAAGTGCTGGCGCTTTATGTGAAGCGTGTCATCCTCATACCAGTTCCGACGGATAGCGAGAACTTCGCCTGATGTCTTATCAATAGTAACCACGTACGGCAGGGCAACACCAGTAGGCTTACCATCCTTGTCCAAATCCTCAAACCCCTCGAGGTCCAAGTTCACGTGCATCTCTAGTACGCGGTAGCGGCTGTCGCTTGTTGCGGACATACCACTCTCTTCAGCCTTGCGCTTCTCGATGTCGTCCAGCTCGCTGTCTGGCTCACCCAACTCGATGTCACGGTAGAACCCACCCTGCTGCAACACCTTCATCTCATTAGAAGTCTTGCGCATCACATGTGTTACACGGTCAGCAGACTCAATACTAGAGGCGCCATAAGGAACAACAATGTCCTCGGCTGGGATAAACATGGAGACTTGGCGACCCTTAGACGGGTCAAAGTACACCTTCTTAAATGCGCTACCGGCGATTGGCAAGTTCCACAGCAGCTTCTCGTGCTCCGGGCGATACTCTTGCATCACGCTGGTCAGCTGGTAGTTCATGTCATCGCGCACGCGCGCAGAGGCTTCTTGTGTTTCAGGATCATCTTTACCAATGATCTGTGTCTTAACAGGCCCGGCAGCGGGGAACGTCTCCATGATCGACTCACTCTGGAACCGCACCACAGACTCAGTCAACATCGGGTGGAACACACCACAGGCACCGTTCCACGGCTCAGTACGCTCTTCG